GACATCGAATATTACAAAGTATTAGAAGACACCTTAAAGGAGATATTAGATACTATTAGATGGAGACATCAATCTATCTCAAATATCATTAAATGGCGAGCATTCGAAGCAGGGACCTAAAATGCCAGATCTAGTGGTAAGTGTTAAAAATAATGTTTACCTGATTGTTGAATGTGAAGACAAAGGAATACTACACGAGCTTTCCGAGTTCTTTACCTTCTTCGTTCCAGGATATAAATTCGTACCATCATTCAAGAACAAGATGTGGGACGGTAAAATAAGACTTCTCAATATGAGGAATCAGGAGGTGTACGCTGGTTTATTTCGGTATATTGTACAGTTTTGTAATGAACGTGACATACCAATTGTTTTTGAGGATTCTAATTCTCATTACTACGATCGCCCTGATATTATCTACGATAGTGATGTTAATTGGATGGACCAACTCCCTATTTCATCTGGGGGCAAGAAGATTACACCGAGGGATTATCAAAGAGATGCGGTCGAGTATGCCCTGATGAATCGTAGGGGATTGCTAATATCTCCTACAGCGTCAGGTAAGTCCCTTGTTATATACCTTATGATGAGATATTTCTTAGAGTATAATAAAGACAAGGTGTTGTTGATAGTACCAACCACTTCACTAGTTAAGCAGATGTACGGTGACTTCGCTGATTACTCTCAGTTCGACGAAACGTTTAACGTAGAAGATAACTGTCACCAAATCATTGCAGGTTGTGATAAAGGTCATAAAGAGAAGAGGGTTTATATCTCTACGTGGCAGTCAATTTACAAGATGCAAGGCGGTTACTTCCAACAGTTCGGAATGGTATTGGGTGACGAAGCCCATAACTTCAAAGCCAAGTCTTTAATATCTATCCTAAGTAAGTGTACAGAGGCTCGATATAGATTCGGTTTAACTGGTACTCTAGACGGTTCTCAAACACATAAGCTAGTATTGGAAGGTTTGTTCGGTCCAATTAAGAACGTAACTACCTCTAAGGCTCTTATTGATAGAGGCGATCTAGCTGAGATATCTATTGATGTTGTGTTACTTAAACACCCTGTTGAGCAATGCCAGCTAGTATGTAAGATGAAGTACCAACAAGAGATAGACCACATAATCTCTTATGGACCTAGAAATACTTTTATCAAGAACTTAGCACTGGATCAAGAAGGTAATACGTTAGTGCTGTTCAATTTCGTAGAGAAGCACGGTGTACCTCTATTCAGGATGATAAGTGAAGCGGCTCACGAGAAGCGTAAAGTCTTCTTCGTATCGGGTAATACCCCAGCTGATATAAGAGAAGATATAAGAAAGGTTACTGAGACCGAGAAGAATGCTATACTAGTCTGCTCTTTCGGTACGTTCTCTACTGGTGTTAACATCAAGAACTTACATAACATTATCTTCGCTGCTCCGTCAAAATCCCAAGTTAGGATCTTACAGTCTATAGGTCGTGGCCTACGGAAGTCGGATAGAGCTACTAAGATATTCGACATTGCTGATGATCTACACCATAGAAAGACTAAGAACTTCGCCTTAACACACAGTGCTGAAAGGATTAAGATATATGCTAAAGAGAAATTCGTTTTCAAAATACATGAAGTACAACTATGAAAGATGATATCAAACACACGTCAGATTTGCCAATAAAATATTTTAAGCTTATTACTGGGGAATCTATTATAGGGTATGTGTATGACTCTGCAGTAGAGGATGGTGCTGTACTTAAGATAGAGGAACCAATGGTCGTAAGTATGAATCAACACTACGAATACGAACTCGTACCTTGGTTTCCATTCTCTATAAATAACTTACACTGTATAGATGTTTATAATATACTAAGTGAAGATGACGTAGCTGACCACATTAAGAAGATATATATGCGACTAGTTCTAGAGAAGTATGATACGAGTGAAGCTGTATTAGATGATGAACCTATTGAAGATCCTAATCCTCTACTCCATTAACATATGTACCCCGCCGTCAAACTCAAGTTTATTATAACCTATTTTCACTGAGAAATCAAGTTTATTATTAAAATAAATTAAACTTTACTTTACACCATAAATGCGGTACAATAGGTGTATATTGATTGATAAGGAACATTAGAAATGACTGAAAAGATTAAACCAAAGGACAAACCCCATTACGTTAATAACCGAGACTTCTCGTATTCGGTTGTTGATTATGTGCAATCTTGTATTGATGCTGACGCATCGGACGAAGTCCGACCTAAAGTAACAGACTATATCGCCACATGCTTTATGAAGATCTGTGAAGGCTTATCTCATAAGCCTAACTTCATCCGTTACACATACCGTGATGAGATGGTTATGGATGGTGTAGAGAATTGCTTAAGGGCTATTCATAACTACAACATTGATGCCGCTACTCGTACTGGTAAGCCTAACGCTTTCTCCTACTTCACTCAAATAGCATTCTTCGCCTTTGTTAGACGTATCACCCGTGAGAAGAAACAGGCTGATATTAAAGTCCAATTCTTGGAACAGGCTGACGTTGAACAATTCATTACTGGTATTGACGCTAACTCCCCTGTTGATCAAGCTTATGTTGACGGTCTTCGTAATAAGATTGCCACCATTAAAGTTAAAGACGAAGCCATTAAAGAGTTCGGTAAGGAAAAAGCTAAAGCAGAAAAGAAGGGTCTCGAGAACTTCATTAAATGAGGTTGTTAATAGTAGGTGATGGCGTAGTAGGTGGGTCTGTATCCAACGCACTACAACATAACCACAAGATAACCAAATTAGACCCACCTAAAGGTCTAGGTCACGATGTAGATCTATTCGACCTAAACCTATTCGATGGTGTTATTATATGCGTTCCAACCCCAGCAAATCGTGACGGTTCCTGTGACGATCTATTAGTACACAATTACATAAACCAAATCAGAGTTGGTGATACGGATATCCCTATCCTATTGAAGTCAACAACCTCTATTGAAACCCTCGAACTATATCAAAACGACCCACACCTAACGTTCAACCCAGAGTTCCTTACTGAGAGTAATGCGCATCAAGAATTCCTTAATCAAAGGTTCGCTATATTCGGTGGGGCTGAATCTAGGTTCTGGTATGAGTTGATTGTGACATCGGGGGTCTCTATAGGAACAACAAGGTTTACCGATATTATGAAAGCAGGTTACGCCAAGTATGCTATCAATACGTTCTTGGCTACTAAGGTTGTATTCTTTAATGAGTTAAAAGCGATGTATGGAGGTAGTGATTTTGATATGTTGACCGACCTAATCGGATTAGACGATAGGGTAGGTTCTTCTCATATGATGGTTCCAGGACCAGACGGTTCAGCAGGATATGGTGGGATGTGTTTCCCTAAAGACACAAACGCGCTTCTGATGTCATCAAAGCGTAAAGGACACGAGCTAACCTTATTAGGTAAGGTTATTGAAATCAATAATGAATTAAGGAACGATTAAGATGGATGAACCACAAGCATACGGACAGATGGACCAAGTAACGATTATGCCACCACAGGCTGATTTGTTATTGAGAGATATTTACATTTTCATGGGTGATGTTACAATGGGTTCTTGTTTACCCGTTATCGAGTGGATTATTTCCGCTAACTTAGCTGACAGACCTCCGCAGGAACTTACACTAGCTATTTGCTCTAGAGGTGGAGACTTAAATGCCTGCTTCGCATTGGTAGATGTAATGAAGGGTTCTAAGATACCGATTAAAACAGTAGGTTTAGGCATCATTGCTTCGGCTGGACTTCTTATGTTTATCTCTGGCACTAAAGGTCGACGCACGTTAACCCCTAACACCGCTATACTTTCGCATCAATATTCGTGGGGTTCTGTTGGTAAGGAACACGAATTGTTCGCTAAGGTTAAAGAGATGGAACTAATGACTCAACGAGTTATTGACCATTATAAGAAGTGTACTAAGCTAAACGACACATTAATCAGGAAGCACTTACTACCTCCTCATGATGTTTGGTTATCCGCTAAGGAAGCTAAGAAACTTAAGATATGTGATAGTGTAGAGGATATGTAAATGAAAGTTGGATTCACTTGTTCACCGTTTGACCTGTTACATGCAGGTCATTTAGAAATGCTTCGTGAGTGTAGAGAGCAGTGCGACTACCTCATAGTTGGGCTTAATATTAACCCGAGCAAAAGGGGTAAGTATCCAATCCAAAGCGTTGTTGAACGACATATCCAACTTTCTGGTATCAAGTACGTTAACGAGATCATCCCTTATTCTACGGAAGAAGAGCTGATCTCTCTATTACTATTAAAAAACCCTGACATAAGGTTTGTCGGGGAAGATTATAGAGATACCAATTTCACTGGCGATCAGCTAGATATTGATGTCTGTTATAATACACGTAATCATAAGTTCTCTTCATCGGAACTTAAGCGTAGGGTTATTGATAGTGAGTCTGAAGAGGTTGTGACAGGTTCTGCCTTGGTTAAGGAGAATGATGTATACACTGTACGTGATAATACAACCTTAGATAAGTTAACATTATCATCCACCGTATTACACCCTCTACAGAAAACTAAAGGTCACTACCACGACGATGTAGATGAAGTATATCATTTTATATCTGGTTCTGGGATTATGACTATCAATAGTGACGACCGCAAAGCTTTACATGAGGTTAAAGGTAATAGTTTTATCACTGTTAACGGTGGTGACTATCATCAGGTAGAGAATACGTCTCCTGAAGAAGACCTCGTGTTCGCCTGCACATTCAACGGGAAAATAAGGAATCACTGATGTTATATCATAGAATACTATTAACTGGCCATGACGGGTATATTGGTTCACACCTAATGCCTTACTTGGAAGATCTCGGTTACGAGGTAGATCCTTATCTTGGAGATATCGCTGATTTCTCGGTTAACCTATTCGATGATTATGATATGGTTATACACTTGGCTGCTCTAGCTGGGGTTAGACGATCTGTTGAGATACCAGACGAGTATTATAAAGTAAATGTGGACGGTACAAGACGAGTTATAGAGGAATGCTCTTTCAGTAGAACTCCTCTGTTATTCGCCTCTAGTTCTAACGCTAAAGAGTGGTGGACTAACCCGTATGCTGTGACTAAGAAAATCACGGAAGAGTTAGCTAAACACACCAACGCTATAGCATTCAGACCACATACCGTATATCCAGGTCGACCAGATATGCTGTTCGATCAATTACAAAAAGATCCTAATTCTATTAAGTACATCAACGTAGACCACACAAGAGATTTCACTCATATTGAAGATTTCTGCTCTGCGTTGTTGACTTTAATAGAAAACTATAGTATAATAGTAGATAAGGTTGTTGATATAGGTTCGGGTGTTCCTGTCCGTGTTATCGACGTAGCCAAGGCATTCGGATGGGAAGGTGAAGAGATTACTACACCTACTCCGCAGGAACGTGTGCATACTAAAGCAGACTCTACATTATTAGCTTCCCTTGGATGGAAGCCTGAAAAGGATATATTTGATGAAATCCGTAATACTAAATGATACACATTGTGGGGTAAGAAACTCTTCTGAGATATTCATTGATTACCAAGAAAGGTTCTACAGTGAAATATTCTTCCCTTACTGTATCAAGAACGGAATAAAGAATATCATCCACTTGGGTGACTATTACGATCACCGCAAACACGTTAACTTTAAAGCGTTAAACGCCAACCGCAGGATGTTCCTAGAACCGATGGTAAAGCTCGGTATGACTATGGACATAATCCCTGGAAACCACGATGTGGTTCATAAGAATACTAACGAGCTATGCGCCTTGAAGGAGCTGCTTGGGTATTACACCTCTAACGTCAATATCATAATGAAACCTAAGACGGTGGGTAAGTTAAACTTCCTTCCGTGGATCAATCCAGAAAACTACGATGAGTCTATGAAGTTCGTTAAGAACGCAAAGGGTATTATACTAGCCCACTTAGAACTCGAAGGGTTCGAGATGATGAAGGGCGTGATGCATCCTGGAGGTCACGGGATGAGTGCTGACATATTCAAACACTTAGACCTCGTATTGTCTGGTCATTACCATACTACCTCTCAGGTCGGAAACGTTCGTTATCTAGGCTCTCAAATGGAGTTTACTTGGGGTGACTGTGATGATAGTAAATACTTCCACGTTCTAGATACTGAGACTGGTGATATTGAACGTGTACTAAACCCCATAACAATCTTCGAGAAGATCTATTATAATGATGAGAAACGTCCGTGGGTTACTGGTGAAGATCTATCACAGTACGTTGACAAGTTTGTTAAGGTTATTGTAGAGACTAAGTCTAACCCGTTTATGTTCGATAAGCTTATAGACGGTTTGTCTAGTATCAATACACACGAACTTAAGGTTGTAGAGAACTTCTCTGAATTCCTAGGTTCAAACGTAGTAACGTCTATTGAGGACGTAGAGAATACCACGGATCTTATGAGTAACTATATAGATGCTGTGTCTACTGATTTAGACAAAAACGAACTCAAGTCGCTAATGAACTCGTTATATAATGAAGCGTTGGATATGGAGATACAATAGT